AGATATAAGCGTTGGTGTAGGAATCAAAAGAATTTTAGTAGAGGAAGTAATACAAATAATATGCCTGACTTTTTAGATAGTGCATACTTAAATAGAATTAGAGAAGACCAAGCACAAGTAAATAAGTTTTATAAACATCTGGTAGAAAATTGTCAGTATGAAAAAATAGAAACTTTAACAGGTCATATTAAATACAGAAAGAAAAGAGTATGATATTTATTAGTTTTATAAAAAATGGATTACTACTTGGGGTTAGACATTTTGAACCCGATGATATTAGAAATTATTGGGAAATACATATACTGTTATTAATATTTCAAATAAATATATTTATAACTAAAGATGAGAAAAACTGAAAAACAATTGCAAGATATGGTTTGTACTTATTTAGATTTACAAAAGGTTTTATATACTTGTACTTTGGGTGGAGTTTTTCTAGGTCAAAGAAATTTTAAACAAAAACAAATACTTAAAAAACATTATAGTAAAGGGGTACCTGATGTATTGATATTTGAACCAAGTAATAAGTATCACGGACTTATGATAGAATTAAAAGTAGGATATAATAAACCAACAAAAGAACAAAAAGATTGGATAACAAAATTAAATTTAAAAGGTTATAAAGCTATAATTTGTTATTCTTTAGATCAGGTTATACAAACATTAAACGATTATAAAAATGAATAGAAAAAAACACGAACCATTTAAAAATATAAGAACAAAAGACCAATACTTTAAATATTTTTTATTTGAAATAGATAGAGGACGAACTAGGGAAACATTTATACATATAGAAACAAAAACTATATTTAATGATGATGAGTATATTTTAAATAAAATGACACAAATACAAAAATATTATGATCCTCAAATGATAGAGGTAGAAATAAGTCCATTAGGTAAATGGGAGTATAATGCTTTAAAAGAAAAAGGTTTGAAAAGTTTATTTGAAAATGTTGTCTAATTTTTTAAAAAATAATTATAATAAATTAAAAGAAATTAGTAGAAAGATTACGAGTGATAGATTACCTGATTACGAAGATCTATTACACGAAACAATAAACGCGTTATATCAAGTAGAAACAAAAAAGATAAATAAAATGAGTAGTTTGTTTAATAAAAACTTTATTAAGAATTCTCCTCTTAGAAGAGAAGAAGAGATTATAAAAAAAAACGAGTTAAAATTTTATATAGTTAGAATAATGTTAAATCAATACCATTCTAAAACAAGTCCATTTTATTATAAATACAAGAGATACAACGAGTTAATGAACAATATGGAAGGTCTTTATATTTATAGTAAAGATCCATTAACAAAAGAAAAATTAAAAGAGTTTGAAATTAAAGAAGAAAAGTTAAAATGGATAGAAAAAAAACTAGAGGGATTACATTGGTTTGATGTTTCAGTATTTAAAATATATTTTAAAGAAGGGTTTAGTTTAAATTCTATGAGTAGGGCAACCAAGATCAATAGAAGTACACTAGGAAAATCAATAAGATTTGTAAAAAATTATTTAAAAAATGAGCAAGAAAAATAAAGGTTTAGGTGATAGTATTGAAAATGTTTTAAAGGCAACAGGAATAGATAAGTTAGCTAAAAAAGTATTAGGAGATGATTGTGGTTGTGAAGAAAGAAAAAAAAGACTTAATCAAATGTTTCCTAATTGGAAAAATATTAGACAATTTACACAAGACGAAATTAAAATATACGAAGAAGTTATACCAATAGTAGATAAAAGAGGGAATATAACAAGAGAAGAAAAGATTATAATTAGTACTTTATATAGATCTGCTTTTAGTCAAGAGCCACAATGGAGTAGTTGTAGTAGTTGTAATCAAAAGGTTTTAAAAAATTTAAGTAGAGTATATGAAGAAAGTTGTAAAATATGAAAAAACATACTAAAATATATATGGATTATCACGGCTACGATAAGACAGATTGGATTCCGTGTGAAAGTTGTAATAATACTGCGGTAGATATACACCACTTATCAGGTCGAGGAATTGGTGGAGATCCAAGAGGACATAAGAATCAAATAGAAAACCTGATTGCTTTATGTAGAGCTTGTCATATAAAAGCAGAAATGGATAAAGAGTTTAATAATAAATTAAAAAAATATAATGCAGAAGTACATAATATCTAAAAAATATCATTTCTACGCAGGACATAGAAACGAAAATTTAAAAGACAAGTGTTACAATTTACATGGACATACTTATTATGTAACAATGGATTTTTCTTTTGATTATGATGATGAAACAGGGATAACTTTTTTGTTTAGTGGTATAGATAAATTAGTAAAGCCAATAATAAAAACTTTAGATCATTCAATGTTAATACATAAATACGATCCTTTATTAAAATATTTACATTTATTTATGACAGAAGAAGATGTAGAATTAAAACTATTACAAATGAATAGTGTTACAAGTGCAGAAAACCTAACTAAATATATATTTGATAAAGTACATAAATTATTACCAATAACAAAAATAACATTACAAGAAACAACTTCAAGTATCGTAACTTATGAGCCTAGCAATTAGCGAACATTTTTATTCAATACAGGGGGAAGGTAAAACAATGGGAGTACCTTCAGTATTTGTGCGTTTAACTGCTTGTAATCTTATGTGTGGTGGTAGGGGTACAGAAAAAGATTTTAAATTACATAACGGAGCAACTTGGAGATGTGATAGTATAGAGGTATGGAGAAAAGGAAAAAAGTATGATGAAAAAGAGTTTGCTAAATTAGTTATAAAAGAATATAAAAAACATCTAAATAATGGAGCACACTTAATACTAACGGGTGGGGAGCCAATACTACAACAAAAAGCATTAAAAGTATTTATAGAAGAATTAAAAAGTTTATTAGGATTTAAACCATTTATTGAAATAGAAACTAATGGAACTATAATACCAACAATTATATATGAGTACATTGATATAATTAATTGTAGTCCTAAATTATCTAATAGTGGAGAGGTAAAAGAAAAACGAATAAAAAAAGAAGTATTAAAATATTATAATAACTCTCCTAAATCTATTTTTAAATTTGTGGTGAGTAGGCAAAAAGATATGGCGGAGATATTAGATCTAAAAAACAAATTAAATTTAAAAACCAAAAAAATATATTTAATGCCTAGTGCAGAAGATCAAAAAGAATTAAAAAAGAATCAAGATTTGGTATTAAAATATTGTATGGAAAAAACATTTAACTTTTCAACTAGACTACAAATTATATTATGGAACAAAACAACAGGAGTTTAAAAATATCTTGGAAAGAGATATACAAGAATTTAGATTTATTAATTAATGATATGTTTGATAAACATAAAACTTTAAAAATATATGGAGTACCGAGAGGTGGGCAATTTATTTCAGGTATTAGTGGTTACGCAGTTGATACCCCTGAACAAGCAAATGTAATTGTAGATGATTTATACGATAGTGGAACTACTTACAAAAAATGGAAAGCTAAATACCCTGATAAAGATTTTTATTTTTTATTTGATAAAAGAAAAAAAAAATACAAAGGTAGGTGGCTTGAGTTTCCTTGGGAGCAAAGTGGAGATATTGAGGTAGAGGAAAATGTAATCAGGTTGTTAGAGTACTTTGGTCAAGATGCTAACAGGGAAGGATTAAAAGAAACACCAAAAAGATATGTAAAATTCTTTAAAGAGTTTTTAAATCCTCCTGAATGGAAACCAACAACCTTTTCTGCCGAAGGATATGACCAAATGATAGTACAAACAAACATACCTTTTCATTCTCTTTGTGAACACCATATTGCTCCCTTTTTTGGTAATGGTCATATAGCATATATACCTAACAAAAAGATTATAGGATTAAGTAAACTAGCAAGAACACTTGAAACATTTAGTAGGCGATTACAAAACCAAGAAAGGATTACAAATCAAGTAGTAGATTTTTTAATGAAGGAGTTAGAACCAAAAGGAGTTGGTTGTGTTATTAAGGCGAAACATATGTGTATGGAGATGAGGGGTGTAAAGAAACACGATACATATACTACCACCTCTGCATTAAGGGGGGTGTTTGAAAATAAACAAGTTAAAGATGAATTTTTTAAATTAATAGAATTATGAAAGTATTATTATTAAGTGGTGGTGCTGATAGTATAAATATATACTACAATCATTATTTTGATAAATTTGTTTATATAGATTACGGGCAGAAACATATAGAAAAAGAATTAGCTATAATAAACGATTTATCAGTTGATTATGAAGTAATAAAAATTAATGATCTAACAATAGATTCTAAAGGTTTTTACGAGTGTAGAAATTTAAAATTTATACTAGCGGTGATGGATAAATATAAGAATGTTAAAAGTATTACATTTGGAACGAATGCAGATGATAAACACCCTGATAATAATAGGGAGTTTTTTGATATGGTAGAAAAGATTATAAAAATGAGTTATAAAAAAGACCTAGTTATTTATACTCCTTTAAAAAATAAAACTAAAAAAGAAATTTTAGACGAGTTAAACGAAGATAATACTATGGAGTATTTTTCAGATTATAATGGAATAGTATGAAGATATATTTTGCAGGATCAGAAAACAAAACTCATTTTAGAGAATTAAAAAAATACAATGTAAAACATTATTTATGTTCGTATTGGTATATAGAAGGGAATAAATCAACAGATGGGAAATGGATTTTTAATGATGAAGATGTAATGTTAGATAGTGGTGGATTTACTGCGAGGATTAGAGGGGTAGAGATTGATGTAAAAAGATATGCGAAGTTCATAAATAAACACAATGTAAAACTAGCAATTAATTTAGATACAAATAATGTAGAAGAAACTTTAAAGAATCAGAAGTTCTTACAAGAAAACACAAGTGCTTATATTTTACCCGTGTATCACTTATCAGATTTTAAAAATAAAAAATATAGGTATTTAATAGAAAAATATTCAGACGAATACCCTTTTATTTGTGTAGGTGGTATGGCAGGGGGAAATAATAAAAAAGAAGAAGTAAAAATGTTTTTAGATTATGTATATACAAAGGTGAGAACGAAATGTAAAATTCACGGATTAGGATTAACGGGGGTTAAGTTTTTACATAGATATCCATTATACTCCGTAGATAGTACAAGTTGGTTAAGTGGTCAACGGGTAGGCTCTATAACTGATTTTAAAAATGGGAAATATGTATCTGTGAATTATAAAGATAAATCCAAAGTAGATCATACTCACATACATTTAATTGATACAAATGGAGAAAAAAAATACCTAAACAGAAACGCTAGAGGTATAAAGGCAATTATTAAATTTGAAAAATATATAACAAACTTATGGAAAAAAAGAGGAATAACTTGGGATTCATAGAATTACCAACAAGTAAATTAGTTAAAGCAGATTGGAATTATAAAACAGAAGATCAAGAAAAGTCCAAGAAACTAAAAGAAAATATTAAAAGGAACGGACAAATAGAAAATATTATTGTTCGTGAATTAGATAATAGTAAATTTGAAGTAGTTAATGGAAATCACAGATTAGATGTTTTAAAGGACTTAAAATACAAAAAGGTACATTGTTATAACTTTGGGAAAATAAGTAAAGCACGGGCTATTAGAATAGCAATAGAAACAAACGAAACAAAGTTTGAATCAGATAGTATAGCATTAGCAGAAAGAATAAAAGAAATAAGTAAACACTTTAACGACCTACCTACAACTATGCCTTATACAGAACAAGAGATAGAAAACTTTAAAACCTTAACAGACTTTGATTGGGATCAATTTGAAGATCAAGACATAGATACTTTTGATGATGTAGAGTTTAATAAAACAATAACCATAAAAACAACAAACGAAACATATAAAAGATGGTTAGAGTTAAAGGATAGATTAAAAGGAATTAATGGTTATTCAACAGATAGTAAAGTATTTGAGTTTGCTATTATAGAAGCTTTGAACATACCAATAGAAAGTTACCAATAAATACACAATATTATACACTATAAAAAAATGATAGAAGTTATAAAACATACATTGGG